TGGTGGTCGGGGATATGTACGAACACCGCGAGACGGTCGGCTCTGGCGCGGTCTCGCTGCCGGTTGCCGCAACGGTCGATGCGCTGCTGGCCAATCACAAAAAACACCTGATCTGAGGGCTGACGATAATGCGCCTGCGCGTCCTGACTAATCTGACCGGCCCAGACTTCGCGCTGGTGGCGGGCGACATTACCGACCGCTTCGACGGCGCCGCCGCCGAGAAATTGATCGCCTATCGCAACGCCGAAGTCGTGCCTGATGACGAAACTGCATCTGAGCGGCGCAAGAAGTCGGCACCGGCCGCAATCACCGAAACCCCTGAACAAGAGGCGCTTTAATGGCCGACATTTCCATCACCGCCGCAAACGTCGTCCCCGGTTCTGATGCCGTTCGCGAATCCGGCACGGCTGGCGCTACCATCACCGCCGGGCAGCTGGTCTATCTCGACACCTCGGACATGAAGTTCAAACTGGCCGACTCCAACGGCGCGGCAGCCCTTCGCGTCCCGAACGGGATTGCGTTGAACGGGGCGTCAAACAACCAGCCGCTGGTCATCCAAAAGGGCGGCGACATCACCATCGGCGGCACAATGACCGCTGGCGTGGCCTATTACCTTTCCGACGCTCCCGGCGGCATCTGCCCGGTTGCGGACCTCGGATCGGGTGAATATCCCTGCATCGTCGGCATCGCCAAAAGCACCTCGGTTCTCGCCGTCAACATCCAGCCCTCCGGCGTGGCGCTCTAACTGATGGCGCTCGCGGCGGGCAAAATGGATCGCCGGATCACGCTTGAACGGTTTGTCACGTCGTCCGACCAGTATAACGAGCCGATCAAGGCTTGGGGCGCCCTGGCCACACGCTGGGCATCCTATGAGCCGATCAGCGACGGCGAGCGGTTCCGGGCGGGTGAAACGGCCGCCACGGCGTCGGCCCGGTTTGTGATCCGTCATTGTTCAACGGTTGCGGACCTGAACCCGAAAGACCGGCTGACCTTTGACGGTGCGGCATGGGAAATCCTGCACGTTAAGGAGATCGGGCGCCGCGAGGGTCTGGAGATTACGGCGAACGCGCGGGCCGATGGCTAAGGGTTCCGTTCGCATCGACGGGCTAAAGGAGCTCTATCAGGCGCTTTCTCAGCTTCCGCAGGCCACAGGAAAGAACGTCCTGAGGCGTATTGGCATCCGCTCGCTCGCGCCAGTCATCTCAGCGGCCCGAAACATCGTGCCGGTCTATCGGGGCGACCTGAAGGAATCCCTGAAAATCACGACCAAGCTGTCGAAGCGCCAGCAGCGTGAGAACGCGAAGGCGGTCGCGGTCGGAAAGGCAAGCGTCCAGCTCTACGCTGGTGCGGCGGCTCTGCCTCATGCCCACCTGGTCGAGTTCGGAACGGCCACCACGCCGCCGCAGCCGTTCATGCGCCCGGCATGGGACGCGAACAAAGACGAAGTGCTGGACATTATCAAAAACGAGCTTGGCGACGAGATCACAAAGGCGGCGGCGCGGTTAGCCAAAAAGGCCGCTCGACTGGCTGCGAAAGGGTAACGCATGGAAGCCGCCCTGATCGCCAAGCTGCTCGCCACGGCTGGCATCACCGCGCTGGTCTCGACCCGCATTAACTGGAGCCGCCGCCCTCAAGGCGCGGCGCTTCCTGCCGTCGTCCTGCAACGCATTTCCGGGACGCCTGACGTTCACCACGCCGGGGCCTCCGGTCTCGTTGTGAGCCGGGTTCAGGTCGATTGCTGGGCTGCGTCCTACGGGTCGGCCAAGGCCGTCGCACGGGCCGTTGAAACCGCCGTCACGGCGCAAACCTTCACCCAAGGCGCAATCCGCTTTGACGTGATCCTGATCGACTCCGAGCGAGACGATTCTACCGACGAAACCACCCCTCTCTTCCGAACGTCCCTGGACCTCATGGTCCATCACGCCAACGCCTCTTAAGGAGAAACACACATGGCCGCTTCCGCTGCTGTCAACGGGTTCGGGGCGGTCTTCGCCTATCTCTCGACCGATCCCTCGACCTACACCGCCCTCGCTGAAGTGCTGTCCGTCACCCCGCCTTCGATCAATGTCGAGACGGTCGAGACGACCCACATGGGTTCCGACGACGGGTTCCGCGAATACATTGCCAGCCTGAAGGACGGCGGCGAGGTCACCGTCAATCTGAACTATGTCGAGGCAAGCGCAACGCTGCTTCAGACGCTGGTTCTGGCCGGTGTTGAGACGTTCCGGGTGACCTTCCCCGGTTCCTCGACCTTCACCTTCTCGGGCGTCCCGACCGCATTTGCCTTCGATGATGTTGTGATTGACGACAAGGTGGCCATGAGCCTGACCATCAAGGTCACCGGCAAGCCCGTTTACGCGGCGGTCTAACACATGGCGAACCGTATCAAGGGCGAGGTTGCATTCTCGATTGAGGATGGCGACCTCGCCGGAGATTTTGTCCTGCTGCTGGACTTCAACGCCCTGTGTGATCTGGAAGCCGATCTGCCGGGCCTGATGGATGGCACGGCGGAAATAAAGACGCCGTCCGCGATCCGGGCGGTGTTTCATGCCGGGCTGCAAGCTCGCCATAAGGACATCACCTTGCGCGACGCCGGGGACATCATCCAGGCGCTCGGCATCGAGCAGGCGGGCGATCTGGTCCGCCAGTCGTTCGAGGCGTCGTTCTCAAAAGCCAAGGGAGGCGAGGAATCGAACCGCCCTCGGAAAGCACCGGCGAAGGCTGGTGCTGGGAACGGGCGCTAGGTCTTTGGTGTGAGGCTGGGCGCGACCCCGACGCCTTCTGGTATCAGACGCCCCGGCTTTATGCCGTTGTCGTTTCGGCCTCGGGCCGCGTGATTGAGCGCGAGCAACAAGGCCGCGCGTGGATGGCTTGGCACATTGCCGCCCTTCCCCGCCTGAAGAAGTTTCCGACGCTTGAAAGCCTGATGGGCGTGAAGCGAACGGCCAAGCGCCAGACCGTTTCCGAGATGGAGGCGATCTTCGCGGCTTGGGCAGCGAGAGGTTCCTGATATGTCTCAAGCTGTCGTCGGCGCTCTCCGCGTAACCCTCGGCCTTGATTCTGCTCAGTTCACCGAGGGGCTTAAAAAGGCCCAGAAAGAACTGCGCGCGGTCGGCCGAACGATGCAAGGCGTAGGCTCGACCATGAGGTCGGTCGGTGCGGGCATGACGGCGGGCATCACTGCTCCCATGATTGCCCTGGGCTTTGCGGCATCCAAGGCCGCAACCGAAGCCGCCGACGCAATGGGTCAGGTTGAAGCCGCCCTGACGTCGATGGGTGGCGCGTCTGGGAAGACGAAAGATGAGCTGGCCGGCTTGGCTGAAGGGCTGATGCGAAACAGCCTCTATGACGACGACGAAATCCTGCGCAAAGTCACGGCCAACCTTCTGACGTTCGGCAACGTGGCCGGGACTTCGTTTGATCGGGCTCAGGTCGCTGCTGTCGACTTGGCGACTCGCATGGGCACCGACCTTCAGTCCGCGACCCTGATGGTCGGTAAGGCGCTGAACGATCCGATCAAGGGGCTGACCTCACTGGGCCGTGCGGGGATCCAGTTCACTGAAGCGCAAAAGGCCCAAGTGGCCGCGATGGTCGCCACTGGCAACGCTGCCGGGGCGCAGGCCATCATCCTGTCAGAACTCGAGCGGCAGTTCGGCGGCGCAGCGGCCGCAGCTCAATCGACTGACCCATACGACAAGCTCCGCGACAGCCTCGGCACCCTGATGGAAAGCCTCGGCGGGATCATCAATACGGCCATTGTCCCGCTGCTGGATTATCTCGCGAAACTGGCCGACGAGTTCAACAGCCTCTCGCCGGAAACTCAGAAATTCATCGTGGCCGGTATGGCCATTGCGGCAGTCGTCGGCCCGATAATCGTCGGGCTGGGCGCAGTCGTATCCGCGGTTGGGGTTCTGGTCCCGCTGTTTGCCGGGCTTGTGCCGGTCATGGCCGCGGTTGGCGGTGCCCTGGCGGCAGTGGCGACCGGCGCCATTCCAATCATCGTCGGGGCGCTGGGTCTGCTGTTCTCGCCCATCGGCCTGATCGTGGCTGCCGTCGCCGGCCTGACGTTTGTCTGGATCAAATGGGGCGACGACATCAAGCGAATCGTCGGCAGGACCGTGGAGGCTGTCGGCGGCTGGCTGAAGGGCAAGCTGTTCGAAGTGTTGGAGGGCGTCATCCGCAAGGTGCGGTTCGTCAGCGACGCTTTCTTCGCGCTCTATGACGCGGTCGTCGGCAACTCTTATGTGCCCGACATGGTCGAGGGCATTGCTCACTGGATGGGCAAGCTGGACGCCGGAATGGTGCGGCCTGCCCTCAATGCGACTGATGCCACCAAGGCCGCGTTTGAGAGCCTCCGCGATGATGTGGCTGGTATTTTTGAGAGCCTGCTGACCGACAGCGAACGGGCGACCCGTCAACTGGCCCGCGACATGGCCACGCTTGATGAGGCGCTGGCCAAGGGCCTGATCACCCGGACGCAGCGCGATCAGGCGGCGGGCGGCGTTGCCGCTCAAGGTTTGGAAACCGGACAGGCGATTGGCCCGCTCGGCGCGATGGCAATGCTGCCTCATGAAGCTGGCTCGCGCGGTGGCTTGAGAGCTTCGCAGGCCGCCTTTGACGATGCGGCGAACGCCTTCGCAGACACGTTCTCGCAAGCTATGGGCCGCGTTCTGAGTGGCGACATCAAGGGCCTGTTCAACGATCTGTTGCGCGATGTGATGGACAACGCCCTGCGCGATCTGGGCCGGACAATCTTCGGCGCAATGGGCGGGAGCGCCAAGGGTGGCGGCGGTGGTTTCTGGGGCACGGTTCTCGGCGCTCTGAAAATCCCCGGCTTCAAGACCGGAGGCTCGTTCAAGGTCGGCGGGTCCGGTGGTGCCGACAGCCAACTGATGCAGTTCCGCGCCACGCCGGGCGAGATGGTGAACATCCGCAAGCCGGGGCAGGACGCGGGCGGCGGCATGGTCGTTCACGTCAACCCCTCCCCTTATTTTGACGTTCAGGTCGAGCGTGTGGCCGCACCGATGGCGGTTCAGGCTGCCGCCACGGCTTACGGCGCCACGCGGTCGGATATGGCCACGGCCCAGCGTCGTTCTCGTCAAAGGTTTGTCTGATGGCGATTACCCTGCCAAGCACCACGGGGCCTCGCAACATCACCGCCCGGCTGGTTAGCCGCCGCCGTGATCTGGAGCCTACGTTCAACGGGCCGACCAGCCGCGTTCGCCGGATCGGTTCGCGGTGGTCGATCGACTTTGACTATCCGCCGATGACCTATTCCGACGCGATGGTCTGGGTCGCGGCGCTGACTTCAGCCGAGGCCGACACGGTGATCCTGGCGGTTCCTCAACCCGGCTTCTCGTCGGGCGTTCCCGGCTCGCCGCTGATCAACGGGGCCAGCCAACTCGGATCGACCATCGACCTCGACGGGTTCTCGCCGTCCTACGTCGCCACGGTCGGGCAGTGGTTCAACATCACCGTTTCCAGCCGCCTGTATCTGTATCAGGTCGCGACCGAGAAGATGGCCAGCGCCGACGTAATGGCCGATCTCGCGATCAATCCGATGATCCGCGCCTCGCCCGCGAACAACTCGGCGGCCGACTTCACGACGCCGAAGATCGAAGGTTTCCTGTCAGGCGACCAGAGTGCGTGGACCGTGGACACCGCCCGCCATGTCGGCTTGTCGTTCACGATCACCGAGGCGCAGTAAATGGCCCTCGACGGAACGCTCGACACAGCCCTTCGCGGGACCGCGCCGCTTGTCGTTCACCTCGTCAAGATCGTGCTTCCGGGCGGGACCATCCGGGTTCTGGACGGTGCGGGCACCCTGACCTTCAACGCCGAGACCTACACCGGAGAGGATGCGACCTTCGGGGTGCTGGATAGCCTTGAGGCTATTGGGGAACAGGTCGGCACCGAAGCCCCGGCGATGCGGCTGACGTTCCTCCCGGCGTCCCTGTCGGCCCTGTCGCAACTGACGACGCCCGCCAATCAAGGCTCGCCGGTTTCAATCTGGTTCGGTGCGGTCAGCCCGACGACTGGCCTCCTGCTCGGAACGCCCGAGGCGCTGTTCGTCGGGGAACTGGACACCGCCGACGTTGAGGTCAGCACGAACCGCACGGTCATCAGCTTCAACGTGGCCTCGGCCTGGGAGCGGCTGTTCGCCATCAATGAAGGCCACCGGCTGAACAACGCTTTCATCCAGTCGCTCTACACCGGGGCGCTCGGGGCCTCGTTTGTCATCGCCGTTCAGCGAGATTTACCTTGGGGATATGACGCGCCCCGGCCCGGCGTGGTGGCTGATCTGAACGGCGGTTCGGTTGTTCGGGGCGGATCGCCCGTAGTTGGCGGCGGCTTCGGTGGCGGGGGTGGCGGCGGTGGCGTGATCGACGGCGGGTTCGGGGTGAGTTTCTGATGAGCGCACTGATCCTTCGACAACAGGCCGCACAAGCCACGATTGACCGCTTCCAGGGCAAACCCCTCGACCTCGGCAAAGATGACTGCGTCCGCATGACGGTCTTCTGTCTGAAGAAGCTCGGCGTGAAGTTCTCCCTTCTCAAGATCGGTCCGTATAAGACCGAGATCGGCGCGGCCAAGGTTCTAAGGGACCTGGGCTTCGCCAGCATAACCGAGGCGGTGGACGCCTTGGGCTTGCCCCGCATTGCCCCGGCGATGTGCCTGCCGGGCGACATCATGACCCTGAAGGCTGCCGGGTCGGATGACGTGGCGCTGGCCGTCGCGGTGGGCAATGGCCGGGCGCTAGGGTTCTGGGAAGGCGCGGGCGTGTGTGCCGTGTTCCAGCCGGTTGAATACGATACCGCTTGGAGGTCCATCTAATGGCGATGGTTCTCGCAGCAGTCGGAACGGCGGTTACTTGGGTCGGAACAACCGCTGCCGCCATTTCTGCGTCGGCCTCGTTCTACCTTGCATCCGTCACCGGGATGAGTTGGGTCGCTGCCGGGACGGTGGTGAGCGCGGTTAGCCAACTGGCGCTCTCCGCTGCGACGACGGCCCTGATGACGCCAAGCGTGGGCCGGGGCGGTTCTCCGGTGGCGTTCAAGGCTGATCCGTCTGCGCCGATCTCCGGCGTGATGGGCCGGTTTGGCGTCGGTGGCCGTCAACTTCATGCGAACGTCTGGGGGAAGGACAACCTCTTTCTGTCGTTCGCGGTGGCCCTGTCGCTTGGCCCGATCCAATCGGTTGAGGAGTTCACGGCCAGCGGAACGGTGGTCACCTTCCCCGGCGCTCAAGGGCTGGCAGCTGCGACTGAGCCCTATATCAACAAGATGTGGCAGACCTATCGGCTGGGCCTGCCGACCGACGCCTATCTAAGCCCGCCGACCGGCGTGTCGGATGGTTCCCCGGCAATGACCGAATGGACCTCGGCGCACACCTTGCCGGGCTTCGCGCAAACCTTCTGGACGATGAAGAACAACTCCAAGCGGGAGGGATACCAGAGCGGTGTCCCGGCTCCGCTTTGGACCCTGCTCGGGATGAAGGTCTGGGACCCTCGGCTAGACTCGACCTATCCCGGCGGATCAGGGTCTCAACGCCGCACGGACTGGTCAACGTGGACCTATAGCGCGAACCCCTACCTTCACGCGCTGGCATGGGTTCGGGGTCATCACAAGCTAGTCGCTGGCGGGACGATTGACCTGACGAAGCGCCTCGCGGGCGTCGGGGCACCGGATGCGGCCATTGACATCGCCGCCTTTGTCGAGGGCGCGAACGTCGCGGACGCGAACTCCTGGACGATTTCCGGCGAGTGGACGACCGCCGATGACAAGTGGCAGACCCTTGCCGCCATGCTTCAGGCCGGTGGCGGTGTGTCGATCAGCCAAGGCGCCCAGATTAGTTGCATGGTCGAGACTCCCCGCACCTCGCTGATGACGGTGACGGGAGCAGACATCGTCGGGGCGGTAAACCTGAACGTCATGGCCTCGCGCCGGGACCGACCTAACACGGTCATCCCGCGCGTTCGCCTTGAGGCGCACAAGTTCGAGGAGGTCGCGCTCGGCGCGGTCACGTCGGCCACCTATCTAACCGAGGATGCGGAAGAGAAGCGGGTCATCGAAACCTCTTATCGGTTCGTCGGCGTTGCCAAGCAGGGCGCGGAACTGGCGGGCTATGGCCTGGCCAACACCCGCGAGACCCTGAAGGCGTCGATCCCCTGCAAGCCCTACCTTCTCGGCCTTCGGGCCGGGGATGCGTTCACGGTCACGGAACCGGAACTCGGCCTGAGCGCCCAGAAGTTTGTCGTCATGCGCCGGTCGTTCGATCCGTCGTCATCCATCGTGACGCTGGATGTTCGCTCCGAGACAGACGCAAAACACGCCTATGCGCTGGGCCAGTCAGCGGATGCCCCGGCAAGCCCCTCGCTTACGGCTCCAGATCCCGTGCCGACCACGCCCGACACCGCTGACTGGACTATCGTGGCCCGCCCAGTCGAGGCGAGCGGGGTGCAGCAACCCGGCCTGATCGTCACCGGGCCAACGATTAGCGAGAACATCGGCACGGTTCTGGTCGAATACAGCACGTCCGGCTCCGGCCCTTGGGTGCAAGCCTATTCCGGCCCGCCGACCATCGCGAGCGTCGAGATCAATGGGCTAGTCGGTGGCACCGCCTACTATGTCGGGATCACCTATTGGTCGGTCAGGGGCGTTCCGTCCGCTCAACTGGTCAAGGGGCCTTACACCGCGCCGGGCCTGACATCGGGCGACGTGGTGCCGATTACGCCGGGAACCGTGGCGGGGACGCCGTCCCTGTCGATCTCCACGACTATCGCCCCGGACGGTGCCCAGATCAGCCGCCTGTCGGGTTCCTGGACCCCTCCGGCCGACGCCCTGACCTATGTGGTCGAGATCGACAACGGCACGGTGACGACGCAGTTCGCGGCCCCGGAGGCATCTATAGCCGACCGGATCGTGACGACCGGGCCGACGTATCGGTATCGGGTCAAGGCCCTGAGCCGGACGGGAACGCTCTCGACGGCGTGGTCGTCGTGGTCGGGGAGCGTTGCAGCGGGCGGGGACACGACCGCGCCGGGCGTCATCACCTCGCCGTCAATCACCGGGCAACTCGGGACGATCTTCGCGGAATGGACGAACCCGACCGACGACGACTTCGACCATGTGAAAATCTACCGGCACACCTCGAACGTCGTGGGGTCGTCAACGCTGGTCGGAACCGTGCTGGCGAACAACGCGACGCTGTATGTCCCGCTTCCGCTCACGACCTATTACTTCTGGGCGGCGACCGTTGACCGAACCGGGAACGAAAGCACAAAGACGGCTATCGGCAGCGCCCAAGCCCTGCGCGTCGGCGCCCTGGCTGACGATGACTCAGTCGCGTGGGGCGACGTTACCACCCGGCCGACTGAACTGACGGACGGGCGGATCACGACAGCCCTTAACTCGTCTGGCGTCCTGCAAACCGCGCTGACCTCAACCCTGGCCGACACCTCGAACCTGCTTCGGCGCACTTCAGGCGGCCTTTACACGGGCGACCTGACTGCGACCGAGGGGGCGGCATGGGGCACAAACCTAACGGGACGCCCGACCGAACTGACAGACGGGCGCATTGCCACCGGCCTGAATGCATCTGGGGTGTTGCAAACGGCTATCCCGTCCGCACTGGCGGATAGCTCAAACATCCTGCGGCGGACTGGCGGCGGTTTGTTCACCGGGGCACTGGCAGCAACCGATGACACAACGGTAAACACCCTCGCATCTAATCTGGCATCAGGCGCAGTCAAACCGGCCGAGGCGGTCACCTTTACGGGGCGCGGATCGCTTGCATCGCTTAACACGGTCGGCGCTTCCCAGATCGACACCGGCGCCGTCACGGCGGGCAAACTGGACACGGGCGCGGTCACGACCCTGAAGGTCACGGCCGGGGCAATCACGCCGGTCTATGCATCACTCACGACCGGGACGGTAAACTGGACGGCATCGGCGGCGGAAAAAGACCTTCAGACGGTTTCCAGCGTGGTCGTCACGCGCGGCAAGGTTATCGTCCGCGCCTCGTTCACCTGCGACTTGAACGCGCAAGGTAGCTCCTCGATCGTCGGCATCCTGCGGCTTTACCGTGGCGGCTCGGAAATCATCGACGCCCAAACGACCCAGAACCCGGTCGCGACCCTCGCTTCGGCGTCAAACTTCGTCTTTTCCAAGCAGTGGGTGCTCGACTTCATCGATGACCCCGGCGCTGGCACCTACACCTACAAGATCACGTTTGACCCCGGCCACACCGCAGACGGCGACCTTCGCCGCCGGTTCCTGTCCGTCACCCCCATGGAAGGATAATCGATGATTTACCCCGGCAATGTCCCGCTGCGGGCGTTCAGGAACGCGCCGCTCGTTCAAGAAATCACGGTCGCGAACTACAACTTTTCGGCCGCCACCTTCGCCGCCCAGGTCCGCGCGTATCGCGACGCGCCCGGCTCGGCCCTGATCACGCTGGCGAATGCCTCGGCGGGCAGTCAGGGCATCTCCTGCACCTACGCCGGGACGACCTCGACCATCCTTCTCCAGATCGACGAGGCGACCATCGACGCCCTGCTGCCCTATCCCGCCAACGGGCTGCGGCAGGGCGCGGACGTTGAGCTGTACTGGGACTTTCACGTCACGGGCGGCGGGCTGATCAAGACCCGCCTTCTGCAAGGCACCTTCACCATCGAGCCGGGAGTCACGGTCTAATGCCTACCATTGCAGTCACCATTGTTGACCAGACCATCGCGGTCACTCAAGTCGGCGAGATCGGCCCGACCGGCGCAACCGGGGCGACCGGCACCGTCTCGGCGGCTGGGGACGGCACCGCTGGCGCTCCCGGCATTGCGTTCGCCTCGGACACCGACACCGGGTTCTGGCGGCCCGGCGCTGACATCCTCGCCGTGTCTGCAGGCGGCTCGGAGCGGGCTCGCTTTTCTGCTTCCGGGCTGAAGGTGCCCAACGGCGCAGGCGGAACCATAGCCATTTCCACAGATGGAGCGCCGGGGACCACAGGCTCGCCGTTGTTGCCTTCGCTTAAGTTCCTCGGCTACGCTGATAACGTGATCGGGGCGTTGGATGTCGAGGACCGCGCAAGCAGCGAGGGCGGCGGCTGGATGAACCTTCGCACCGCGGACTCGTCAGGCGTACTCCAAAAGCGCCTGACCATCGATCGCGCCGGAAACTCTGGTTTCGGCACACCAACTCCGGGTGAGAAGATTGATGTTGCCGGAAACATTAAGATGCAGAACGGAACGGCGTTTACGTCTGCAAACTCAATCATCTCCAAAATCACTTCTTACGCTGGAGCGGCGAACCAGTTTGAAAACGCTTCCGTCGATTTTATGACCGGCTCCTTTGCGGATGCCGGTCAGATTTCGTTCACCGTGTCTAATGGCGCCCGCGCCGAGGCCATGAGGATAGGCACCACTGGCCACGTCACCCCCGGCGCGGACAACACCCAGAACCTCGGCAGCGGCTCGCTCCGCTGGGCCACGATCTTCGCGGGCACCGGCACGATCAACACCTCGGACGAACGCTATAAGGTGCTGCGTGAGGGCGGCGATCTGAGCGATGCCGAGTTCGCCGCATGGTCGAACGTCCGGGCGATTGTCTATCAGGACCTCGACTCGTTCGAGCGCAAGGGCAGCGCGGCCCGGCTGCACATCGGCTATTCGTGGCAGTCGATCCAAGCCGCCTTCGGGGCCGAAGGGCTGGACGCAGGTCGGTATGGCCTCTGGTGCGAAGACGCCTTGGAAGCTCCGGTCGAGAAGACCCGCATGGTCTCGCGGCCCGTCGAAGGCCAGACCGAGACGGTCCCGGTTCTGGATGACGACGGCGAGCCCGTCTTCGAGCAAGTCCAGGAGACGGAAGAGGTCGAGCAGCCCTTCGAGGAAGTCCGCATGATCGACGGCGCTCCGGTGCTGGTGAAGGGCGTCCGCACGGTCGCCCAGCCGGTGTTCGACAGCGTCCAGATCAGGGACGAGGACGGCGAGCTGCTGTTCTACACCCCGGAGCCCGTCGAAGACCCGGAGACCGGCGAACTGGTCGAGGGCGACCCGATCCCCCGCACGGCCCCCGTCCCCCGGATGATCTCCAGGGCCAAGACCGAAACCGTCCCTGTGATGGAAGAGGTCGAGGAAACTTTCACCGAGATGGAGCCGACCGGCGAGACGCGCGGTGCCCTGCGATACAACCAGTGCAGCGTGATCGAGGCCGCATGGCTGCGCCGGGAACTTGCGTCTGTCGTGGCCCGTTTGTCGGCTTTGGAGGCCGCGTGATGACCTTGCACTCAGACGCCCGCAAACTAAACTGGGCCATGATCGGCGTGATGCTCACGCTTTGCATCCAGATCGCGGTCCTCATCTTCTGGGGTGGCGGCATTAATCAGCGGGTGGCCAGCCTCGAGCGCATCGTCGGCCCTCTCGCTGACGGAACGCTTGCCCGGCTCGATGAGCGCACCCAGGCCATGAAGGAACAACTCGACCGCATAGAGAAGAAAGAGCGGGGATGACCGACATTCCCCTTCCCGATCACCCGATCCGCAAGCATTGGGCTTGGCAGACGTTCGATCGTCTGTGGCGTCCGACCGCTGGCTGGGTTGTCGTCATCGGCACGGCCTATGCCGGGTTCATTGGCCCCATGATCGAGAAGCCCATGAACGAGGGCTATCTGGTGGCGTGGCTAACCTATGCCGCCGCCGTCCTCGGCATCAAGAGCATCGAGAAGATCAGGGGCGTGGCCTGACCTAACACGTTCGGCGGACGTGTTCGTAAAACCGCCCTTTCCTATATATGAACGGAGACAGCCAATGACCTTTTGCCTGTCTGAAGCCTCACGCGCCAAGCTCGCCGGGGTGCATCCCGACCTGATCCGCGTCGTTCATCGCGCCATCGAGATCAGCACCGTTGACTTCAAGGTCATTGAAGGTGTCCGCACTCCGAAGCGCCAGGCCGAACTTTACGCCCAGGGCCGGACGAAGCCGGGGAACAAGGTAACGTGGACGCTGAAATCTAACCATTTCATCAACCCTAAAACCGGCAAGGGCCATGCAGTGGATCTGCTGGTGGCCCCTTACGACTGGGCGCATGGTCCGCAATGGCAAAAGATGGCCGACGCCGTGGCTGCCGCATCCGAGGAGCTTGCCGTTCCGATCCGGTGGGGCAAGGACTGGGACCGCGACGGCATCGTGGGGGAGAAGGGCGAGACCGATTCTCCGCACTTTGAGCTTTGGGGCGGATGATTGCCCGCGTCCCGTGGCGGCTGATCGGCTACGTCCTGGCCGCCGTGCTGGCCCTTGCCGCGCTCAATCACTTCGCCGGGTTCGTGCCGTTCACGCCCCAGTGGAGCGCCAAACGAGCGGAGGCCAAGGCCGAGCGGCTAGAAGGCCAAGTCTCGACCTTGGAGCGCGAAGCCACCGGCCAGACCGAGATCAGCACCGCAACCGAAACATTCCACACCCGAGAGACCATTATCCGCGAGATCGCCTCGCAGGCTGAAACCGAAGCAAGGGACGCCCCCGATGCGACGACACCTCTATCTCAAGAGCGGGCTGATCGCCTGCGCCTTAACGATCAGCGGGTGTGCGACAGCGCCCCGACCATCTGCTCCAGTCCTGACCCTGCCGCCGGTCGCTCGCCAGCCTTGCCGCCTGCCGCTGCTGCCGGATAGCCCGACGCAATCGGATCTAGACGCCACCTATGCCGCCAGAGCCTCTGCGCTGGCCGTGTGCGACGGGCGCCGGGATTTAGCGGTCCAGAGCTTTGATGCCCAGACACGGGCGCTGACACCCCCTTCCCGCCCGTGGTGGCGTCGTCTGATGGGTGGATGATGGCCCTGTCCTTCATTCCGCCCGAGGACAACGAATATCCCCGCTGGGTCACCGAGACCCAGATCAAATACATCGAGGCCGTGAAGGAACACGGAAGCCAACGCGCCGCCGCCAGGGCGCTAGGCGTCAGGCCCAACGCGGTCTGGGAGGCGCTGGACACCTACAAAAAAGCCGCCGCGCGTCGTGGACAAGCGCCGGGCCATTTTAACGATGGCGTGGCCCCCGGCTTCCTGATGGGCAAGGTCACCATCCAGCGCGGCCCAGGTGGTGTCGAGCGCGTTTGGGAGCGCCAGTCCCCGGATGCCGAAGCGCAAACCGAACGGCTACAGGCGATCAAGGCGGGGCTCCTTGATAGGCTGGAGCCTGTCGCGCCCCTCGCACCTCCCGGATACACCGACGACGATCTCCTGACGGTCTACCCTCAAGGAGATCCCCACGCGGGCCTCTATGCGTGGAAGGACGAAACCGGGCAGGGCTTCGACCTGGCGGAGTTCGAGCGCACCACGAAAGCCGCGATCGATCGGCTGGTGGCCTCTGCCGCGCCCTCGACCCATGCGCTTTATATCGACCTCGGGGACAGCCTCCACGCGGATAACAACGCCAGCCGCACGAAGAGCGGGCACCACCTCGACACGCATGGCCGTCACGCTGAAGTCGTCCGGGCCGTCATCAGGTGCAAGCGCCACCACGTCGCCCGGATGCTCGAAAAACACCGGCAGATCACTGTCCGCATCAATCCGGGGAACCACGACGGCATAACCGCCCTGATGCTCGCTGAGATGATGGCGATGATCTACGAGAACGAGCCGCGCGTGACGGTCTCGACCTCGCCCAATCCGTATTGGTTCCACGGCTTCGGCGCGAACCTGATCGGCACCACTCACGGCGACGGGGCGAAGGGCGCAAACCTTCCCCTCCTGATGGCCGTGGATGCCCCCGCTATGTGGCTCGCCTCCGAACACGGCTCGCGGGTCTGGTTCGTCGGCCACGTCCACCACAAGGACGTTAAGGACCACCCCGGCGTCACGGTCGAATACTGCCGAACCCTTGCGGCCCCTGACGTCTGGTCCCATGCGTCGGGCTACCGTTCCAAGAGGTCAATGGAGGCGGTCACATTCCACCGGCAGGATGGCGAGGTCGAGCGCCACACTTGCAACATGGCGAGGCTGGACCGTGCTGCTTAACGCTTTCGCCCGGCTCCTGTTTATGGAGGCAAACCGGGGCCTCAACCGCAAAGCCAGCGCCAAGCGGGCAAGGTGGGCGACCTATACCGGCAGGCCGTTCCCGCGATCCGCTACGGACACCCGGCCCGATCCTGGCACGTATGACGACGACGACGGCGAGCTAGGTTAGGCGTCGTTTGCCCGCATTTAGTGCGGCGATTAGCATTCATTTTCACCGCAGGCCCGTCGCTTCCTTAACCGGAGGCGGCGGGCCTTTTTTGCGTTCAAGGTTCGCCCTCGTCGGATCTCCGGTAGTGAGAGGCCTCCTCAGCGCGGCGAAGGTGGCCGACATTTAGGTCGGACTTTCCGCTCGCCGCCTTAATGCCTATAATGCCTATTGGCTGTCCGTCGCCGCATACGCTGAAATCCTCGGCCTCCGCAGCGAACGGCTCAAGCGCCGCCCGCATCCTCTCCACAGTAGCCAGAAGCTCGGCTCGTTCGGAGAGGAGGAGTTGCACGTCGTCGTTATATACGTTCGCAAACCCGTATTTACCCATTCCACCCGACAGCCGCTCTACAGCGCGGTTCAGCCGCTCAACAGATCGTTGCAGTTCATCCAGTGTGGTCATTGGTCCTGGTCCTTCATGTCTCGCGGCCTAACGATGCCGTCGAAGCCGCGGGTCTGGCTCTTGTCGAAACCGCGTGAGGCGATGGGCTGGCGGGGTCGGCGGGTGCCCTGATCCCGCTGCTCGCGCCGCTTGGCCTTCGCGCGCAGGGACGCCTCGGCCTTCGTCTTTGCCGCGTGGTGTGCCGGGCAAAGGCCCTCAAGGTTCTTCTCCCGGTTCGACCCGCCCAGCCAAAGCGGGAGAATGTGGTCAACGTCGGTCGCCTTGTCCGGGCATCCGGGGCGGGCGCAGACGTGACCGGTCGCGGCTAGTATCTTCGCGCGGGTTCCGGGGCTGACCCGGCGCGGTTCGATTGGAACCGGGGTGCGGTTCATGCGGCCACCGCCTGTTCGTCAAAATGCTCAATCGTCAGGCCCTCGGTCGCGGCCCATGCGAGCATCAGTTCAATCAGGTCGCCCATCTCCGACACGGTGAGCTTTGATGAACGGTGGCCGAACGGAAAAAGGCCGTCACCTTCCAGGGTCGGCAACATCACCAGTTCCGCGCCGAGGGCTTGCATGAAGACAGCCTTCCAGAGGACCGCGCTCATCTTGACGCCGTTGTGGACCGGACGCTGGCGATTGATCTGGGTCAGGATCGACCACATCGCCGCGTTTTGGTCGCTGCTCCGGCCCTTTTGTTTGAACTCCACGACGGTCCCGTCTGGGGCTTGCTCAATCCAGCGGACGGCGCGTCCCCGATCTTGCCGGGTGCGGAGGATGATGCAGGGCTTGTCGCTCACAGCACACGCTCCTCGACAATCTCGACACCGGGGATGCCCGACCGCTTGCCCGACCTAACGTCATCGTCGGCCAGTTTTTGCAGCAGGACCGCGAAGGCGTCGGGGTTCCTTCGCCAGTAGTGCGCGGCGGCGGCTTGGGCATCGGTCACGGTGGCCCGCCAGACGCTACGCAGGCCCATTGCACGGCTTCCTCCGGTCGCGTGTGCCTTGTCCTTCGCGGCGGCTTGTGCGGCTTTCTGAGCGGCTTCCGCGTCGGCCACCAAAGC